ACACTGACCATCCGTCTTTGGCATATTTCATAAGGATCTGCGCAAACAAGCCGACCGGTTTTTGTGTCGGGTGATACCGTTTCTCTTTATGTTTCCCTGCATTTTCTTGAAGCATTCCATTCCATCGGTATTTAATTTTTCGGGTTGCTTTATCAATAAAAGATGTCCATGCAAGCTCGCAATCTGCAAAGTTTCCCGTGTTATCTTTATCCCAAACAAGCCAACAGGCCGAATTTTTTAACCACTCGATGAAATAGTTACCACCGAAAATAATTGAATTTTTATTTTTCAAAATTAATTCAAAAACCTTCGGGTCTGGTGGCGAGTCGTTCCAAATAGAATAATCATAGTTTCCAAGTTTTGCTTTGTTTGGAATAGACGCCCCAACCATTTTTTTAAAACCCATCCCATACGGCGGATCAGTCAACACCAAATCAACCGGCTCAAGTTCCGGCATAATGTCAAGGCAATCGCCGTGATATAATTTACCTAATTTCGTTTCGTAATATGGTTCAATCATTATTTATTCCACGGATGGTTCGGATCATTTGGTAATCCATTTACATTACACCCCTTGGTCTTCATCCGGCCCTCTTCAATTTCGTGACAAATAAAACACAGACTTTCTAAATTGTCAAGAACAAGCCTTAACTCAGGATGTGTTGAAATTGGCTTTATGTGATGCACAACACCATAGCGACCACTGGTTTTAACCTTGATTGGAACGTATAATTTGGGCTTTTTCTTTAAACATCGCTCACAAAACGGGTCTTTTGCGACCTTTATTGCCCTGACTTTCTGCCAATGGTGATCATAGCCCCTGGAGCTACTGTTTGGGCGATTGTCTTTAATGGATGATCTCATTATGTGATTTTCAATTGTAAGTTGTTTGTTTTTTTAAGCATAGTGAATATTTTTCAAAATGACAAGAAAAAAACTCCCAACTGACATTTTGCGCGCTGCTA